CAACGACGACGTCAAAGGGTCGCTCAATGATTGAGGAGACAAAGAACTACGTTGAGGCAAACTTCCCCGGGGCCAAGGTAAGGTATGGGGATTCTGTCACGCCAGACACACCTCTACTTATCAAAAAGGATGGTATTATCCAGACTGTGCGTATTGACTCACTCGCAGATATATATGAGATTCGAGATGATGGTAAGGAGATTGCTGAGATTGATGCCGAAGTATGGACTGAAAGTGGATTTACCCCAATTAGACAAATCGTGAGGCACAAGACTACAAAGAATATCCATAGAGTCCTTACACACACGGGTGTCGTTGATGTTACCGAAGACCACAGTCTCCTCTTAAAAAATAAGGAGATGATTAAACCTTCTGAAGTGACTCTCGGTACTGAACTACTACACGGCGACTGTGTGTCCACATTTCGTGATGTAGACACGGATGTTACTTTGGAGGAAGCAAAGGTTATGGGATTCTTTTTTGGTGATGGTTCGTGTGGTCATTATGATTCTAAATACACGTGGGCACTCAACAACGCGGATATGAAATTCCTCGAGGAAATGCAACAGTTGTGTCCGTTTGAAACTAAAATTTACGATACAATCAAAAGTAGTGGTGTCTACAAGTTGAATGCGATAGGTGACGTGAAGAGTATATGTCTAAAGTATCGTAGTCTCTTTTACAATGAACACAAAGAGAAGGTTGTACCTGCGTGTATTCTCAATGCTCCACTCCACGTTGTAAAGTCTTTTTGGGAAGGATACTACATGGCCGATGGTGATAAGGATGGTCACGGCTATACACGAATGGATATCAAAGGTAAGGAGGGTTCTATGGGTATGTATATATTGGGGCGAAGACTGGGTTATAATGTTTCAATCAATACCAGGTCTGATAAACAGGATATATTTAGACAAACGTGGACAACGTCAACACAAAGAAAGAATCCAATTGCGATTAAGAAACTTGAACTTTTGGGTGAAACTGAAGGGTATGTCTATGACTTGACTACAGAGTCCCATCACTTCCACGTGGGACCTGGTGATATGGTTGTACATAATACGGATTCGGTGATGGTTGAGTTTGATGTCGAGGGTCGTACCGGTGTTGAAGCAATTGAATATAGTTGGAAGGTTGGGGAGCGGGCGGCCGAAGAGTGTTCAGCTCTCTTCAAGAAGCCTAATAATCTTGAGTTGGAGAAGGTGTATTGGCCCTACTTTTTGTATTCCAAAAAGCGCTACGCGGCCAAATTGTGGACCCAAGGTAAAGATGGTAAGATGCATATGGATTATATTGACGTGAAGGGTCTCCAAATTGTTCGTCGTGATAACACACCCCATATGCGCGAGGTGTGTAAGGAACTTCTCGATGTAGTGCTCACGTCAAGTGACCCTGGGCCACCCAAGGAGTTGGCCAAGGAGCGCGCCATCGAACTTCTGTCTGGGGATATCCCCAACGAGAAGCTTGTATTGAGCCAAGGTCTCTCCGATTCATACAAAGTTGGAGGTAAAAATGTATCCGTTACAAGTTCCGAGGCTGTACATATTAATCAATCACACGTGCAGGTAGTCACGAAGATGCGACAGCGTAAGCCTGGTTCTGAGCCACAGTCTGGAGACCGTGTTCCCTATATTCTCACAAAGACTGCAGACCCCAAAGCCAAGGCGTACGAGAAAGCCGAAGACCCCAAATATGTTGAAGAACATAACATCCCGGTGGACTATCATTATTATTTCCTCAACAAGTTTTTGAACCCCGTGTGTGACCTTCTGGACCCACTGTACGAGAATGTGAAGGAGGAAATCTTCGGTGATATCATCAACCAACACAAACCCCCAAAACCCCAACGAGAACCCGCACTCAGTTCGATGAAGAAGGACGACCTCATCGCAGAGTGTAAGCGTCTTGGACTCGAGGAGACTGGGACATTGGTGGCTCTCAGAGGTCGTATCAAAGAAGCAAGAGTTACAAAGAATGAATCCGTGGATGACCTATTTAAAAAATACGAGCTAGAAGATAGTAAGGAATGAGTCTCTATGATAAAATTACAGACCTGGTCGACGAGGAATTGGAGTATAGGGTAAATGCTATCATCAATGAATACGCCGAAATAATTTCAAAAAAACATTGCATCGCCCTCGATTTATTACTCCGAGACATACCAAAAGTGCACACGGGTTCAGTGTGTAAAGGTACAAAATCGAATGGACAGCGCTGTACATTTAGAGGTGTTCACGAAGGGTACTGTAGACATCACATAGGACAGCGAGACCGTTTGAAGCAGAGAACTATGTCGTGTTCGAGTATTCACAATCACGGTCCGGAGCAGATGTTTGTAAGAGGGTGTCCGGGGTGTGAAGCCCCAAACGAGCTTATAGATTTTGATACTATTATATAATAATGAGCAAAAACGATATTCTACTATCATCCATCAACCAATTTTACGACAATGCGAAGAATAGAACTACACTACTGACTATACTCGACAAATCTAGTGGTATATCACTCCGAAATCTGGAATGGTTTATCACAAACTACGCAAAAAAGAACCACACATCCTACCAAACTGGTGATGGTAAATTGTTTACCGTACACTGTGCCTACAAGTCAAGTCTTGACGGGTACAGTAAAAAGTTGTTTGACCCATTCTGTCGGTCACAAAAGTTCGCCTATGTCGTACCTGGGACATCAGATGAAATCCAAACAACGTTGGCGCAATTAAATTTCATCAAATGGTGCATTAAGAATAAGATTATTGATTATATCAGTAGTAATCGCGAGTGTTTATTTAATAAGCAATCGACATAAACCCCTTATCAAATACAAACGTTTGATACCCAGTGTAGTACATATTTAATGAGTATGTATTTGAACTCGTATCAACTTCGGTCTGGTCTAGCGTCACTTCTATGTTTGTTTTTTCAGATTGTATTTGACTAAAATCCAAGTTCCCCGATGGTTCCACATTTACCGGATTCATCGAGAAACTGTACGTGTATATATTCCGGAAAGGTCTCGCCAGTCTGTTGTGTAATGGGACGAGATACTTGTAGTAGTTGTGCGTTGTTTGTGTTACATTGGGCATTTTAGTTCCATTAATATAGAAACTCGCACTTTCCATAATTGGGTCAAAGAATGTTTGAATTTCGTCAAAGCTCACATTCGATGAAAAGTTAAATCGATTTTGAACATAGAAGAGTTCCTCGTCATTCTCACCAACTTCTTTGATTGTATCTTCATCCTCAAACTTGGTATTACGAAGAAACCAGTGTATACACTTCACTGGAATGTTTGGGACCAGGTTGTTTCGTATCGTGTACTTATTTGGTTCACTTATGATACTTGGATGTCTTCGTACCAAGTCTGTGATGAATGTTTGCCTCTCATTCGCAAAGAACTTTCGTTCTTCTGGGGAGACTGTTATTTCCTCTGTGATTATGTTGAATGATGGAAGTTCAAGGGCATCCGTTGTATCCGTAAAGAATGACTGTTTGTGAAACTCAAATTCAAACGTAATCTTTTGACGGTACACCCCACACACTGGGAAGTATGGTCTATTTGGTTTATTTGAGATGTACTCGTCACTCGCATACTTTCTAGAAAAAAAGAAGTGGATTGGAATCACTAGGTCCGATGAATATCGTGCGACATCATCATTTAGAGTTGAATCATCATATCCCAAATTTCTATTTACAAGAAATCTATTAGCTACCTTTTCAGACATTTCTAGATACAGTTCATCATAGATAATCCCCCAGTCGTCGTGAATTTTCTCAACCTCAATGTCGTCCACAAACATCGTCACGCTCTTGAGGATGTGTCGACCCAATTGGTCAGCGTAATTACCAACACTTATACCCGGCATAGTTATGCTCACATACATATTACTGAGAAGGTCACCCATATTCGTTGGGTTGAATTGTACCTTTATGGTTTGACCAAATGGCCAGTTCTGTATCGTCCCGGGATTTACAACATTCTTACTTCTGTGATACTTTCTAAACTCTGAATGTCTTTTATCCAACGTATAATTAAAGAAGGATTCTTCTGGATCTTTGGAAAGCAAATACGTATCTTGCTTCCCAATAGCTTTGAGCGATATTTTCGCAGCTTCACCCATACTTATCTATTGCCTACATATTTTTAATATCAGTTTTCCACATATCAATGTGACTTGTCTTTTTCATCTGTTCCAATTCAGCTCTCGCCTGCTTTGCTTCATCAATGAGAGCCTTCACACTCTCTTCGGTATACTGCACCGTCTTGATATTGAGGAGGTAGTCATAGGTTCCACCAATTTGGGGGAAGATTGCAGACAATTGTCGCTCCAAATCCTGCTTTTTGCGTCTGAAGACCACAATATCTCCCTCAATAACCATAGTCACAAACTTTGATTTGTAGCCACACATAGTGGCGCGTGTCTCAAGAACCTTGATGAGGTGCGCCTTTCTCTTCACGTAGTGGTCAAGGCGAAGTTCCACAAAGTCTTTGAGAATCTCCTCGGGACTTGAGTACTTGTAGATACCCTTGACTGGGTGAAAGAGATGCATATTTGAGACATGGAACGTCTTCCGCAGTTTCAGATCCTTGACCAGATCCTTTCCTGTGTATCCCGAGATTTCAAAGTGAACATCCTCCGTGGTACTGTTGTTTGTGAAACCACCAATCAACTTCTTTTCAACGAGACCATCCAAATATTCCTTGTAATCTTGCGTCCAACGACCCGGTGGAAGTTCCGTGATGATAATACTTGTACCTGACCACTTCCACACACCCTCCATCATCCAAGTGTCGTCCTCCTTGTGTACCACACCCTTGAACCCCTTGAACCAGGGACGCATAGGTACGATAGCCTTACCATCAAGCATTCGTTGGATGTTCTCCTTGATATCCTTGGGATTGAAGGGTGGTACATAACAACTGAAACCAGTCCCGATACCCTCCGTACCATTTACGAGTACGAGAGGAAGTGTTGGCATGTAGAAGTCTGGCTCAATTTGGTTCCCATCATCCTCCAAGTAGTTGAGAATTGGGTCGTCACGGGGGTCAAAAATCTTACGAGTCTCCTTGGATAACTTGGTGAAGATGTAACGCGTTTGAGACGCATCCTTTCCACCCATAAGACGCGTACCAAACTGACCACACGGCTGAAGTAAGTTGATGTTGTTTGAACCCATATAGTCATTCGCCAACTTGACGATGGTATCTGCGAGAGAGACCTCACCGTGATGATAGGAGGACTTATCTGCAACATACGCCGCCAATTGGGCCACCTTCATTTCATCTTTGAGGTTCTTGTGAAAGCACGCAAACATCACCTTGCGTTGGGATGGCTTGAGACCATCGGCCATATGGGCAATGGAGCGTTTGAGATCCGCCAAGCTGAAGTTGACCAGGTCCTTATGGATGAAATTGGTGATATCCAACTTCTTGATTGACCCATAGGGAACCTCGAGGTCCTTTGCCTCCTTCGCGGTACTCTCGAGGAGCCACGTCTTTCGGTCGTCCGCCTTCTTTTTATCAAACGCGAGGATGATGGACTTGTCGGTCATAACATCCGCGTCAAACTTGACGGTAAGGTCTTGAATCTTCTTGAAAT